CTCTTTCCCGTATCCCAAATGAACGAAACAGATCTGAGCGAATCTGAACAGACCGAGACCGATGGCAACATATTCGGCCGAATCGAGCCAAGATTGGTCACGCCGGCTTTGGGGCACGAGACATTAGGCGGCTTTGTGACCGATTGGGTTGCAAAACATCTCGATTACCAGCTGATGGATTGGCAGCGCACCGTGCTTGACGGCCAGTTGTCGCATGATGGCACAGGCCAACTTGAGTTTAGCGAATCTTTGGTTTCGGTCGGCCGGCAGAATGGCAAATCGTGGTGCATGGGCGGTCTGATTTGTGCCTGGCTTACTGATCTCACCGAATACTTTGGCCGGCCGCAAGTCGTGATCTCTGCTGCACACAAACTTGATCGTGCGTTCGCTTTGTTCAAAGAGTTCGCACCTGTGCTTGAAGCAAAATACAACGCCAAAATCAATTGGAGTTATGGCCGCAACTTTGTGGAGATGCCGAACGGCTCAAGGTGGCATGTCACCGCCGCGACACCGCAGAACGCACACGGCGCTTCGGCTGATCTGGTTTGCCTTGACGAGATTTGGTCGATTGGCCCCGAGGTGATTTTTGATGCGTACCGGCCGACAATGACCGCACGCCCCAACCCGCTCATGTCAATGTGGAGCACGGCCGGCGACGAATCGTCACGCGTCATGTTGCAGCTGCGTGAGCAGGCAGTCCACGCAATCGATAACGGCAAACGATCAGGTTTGTATTTTGCTGAGTGGTCGCCGCCACCTGGTGCACCGCTTGACAACCCTGACACTTGGCGTTGGTCAAATCCGGCGATGGGAACCACGATCACCGCTGACCGTTTGCGCAGAATGTCAGAAACACCGAACAAACAAGCGTTTTACCGTGCGCATTGCAACGTGTGGATAAGTGCCGCAGCGTCATGGTTGCCGGCCGGCTTGTGGCCGCAGCTTGAGACCGATGACCCGATGCCGGCTGGTGGTGTGCTTGCGGTTGATGCCGATGTGACCGATTTGCGTTACTGTGGTGTGCGTGTCGCACCGAAAGCCGATGGAACGTTGCAGGTCAAAACCGAGTTTGTTGTTGAGTCGGCCGAGGCTATGTGGGAAGCAACCCGAGTGGTCATGGAAGACGCGAACGTGCAACTTGCTCTTACGCCAGGTCTCTTTGCCCTTGTGCCGTTGGATTTGTCTAGACGCACCAAAGATTTCGGGCAACGAGAAATAACCACCTACACAGCGATTGTGCGCAACATGATTCTTGAAAAGAAGATTGTGCACACCGGCCAAATGGCTCTATCGGAACAGGTGCAGCGTGCTGTGTCTGGCCGTGTCGGCGGCACCATCACGCTGTCATCACAGAAATCGCCTGGCCCGATTGAGCAATGCAGATGCATGGTTGTAGCGGCTGGCATGGCTGCAAAACCTGTTGGCAACGTGCGGAAACCGATGATTGGCACCGCTAGATAAATTTCCACAGGTGTCCTTGACATTTCCACAGGTCATGTGGAAAAATCGCACGCGTGGGTCTATTTCGCACTAAGCCGGCACCGGCCTTCGGTGTGTCTGAAGTTAAAGCCGCTGCAGGTGGCGCGGGTAGGCCTGGCGCGTTCACGTTCTACTCGGTCGGTGCTGGGACTGAACGCGCTTTGTCAATACCGACAATTAACCGTGCAGTTGGTTTGATCACCTCAACGATTGCCGGCCTCGATCTGAAGCAATACACAATGGCTTGGGATTCAGGCTCCGAAGAGTACGAGAGAATCTATGTGCCAGGCGAATCATGGTTCACTCGGCCAGACCCGAACGTGACACGCAACTTCATCATGTCGGCCACCGTAAAAGACCTAATGCTCATCGGCCGCGCTTTTTGGTACTGCACCAGTCGATACAGCACCGGATTTCCTGCCTCATTCACTTGGCTACCGGCCGACCAAATCACCACCGTTGATCAGGCCGGCCCCGAATGGTTTGGCCCATCAAACGACATTCAGTTCAACGGCGTAGAACTTGACACCAACAACGTGGTGCAATTCCTTTCACCGCTTGACGGCATTCTGTGGACAGGCAACCGCGCGATCGACATTGCGCACCGCCTCGACGAAGCCGCCAAACGGTTCGCATCAACCGAAATCGCAGCCGGTTACCTGCAGCAAAAAGACGGCGAACCAATGGCCGGCGACGAACTTTCAGAACTTGCCGGTGCTTGGGCTGATGCACGTTCAACGCGTGCGATCGGTGCGTTGAACCAGCATGTTGAATGGGTTGAGTTCAAATCAAACCCTGCCACGTTGCAGCTGATGGAAGGCCGCCAACACGCCGCCCTTGAACTTTCCCGAGTGTGCCAGGTGCCAGCATGGCTAGTCGGCCTCAGCGTAGGCGGCATGACCTACCAGAACAGCCAACAGGCACGAACAGATTTGATCATGTTCGGTGCCTCACCGTTCATTAATTGCATACAAGAAACGTTGTCGCTCGACACCGTGACCCCGAAAGGCCGACACGTCGAGTTCGATGTGCAGCGCTACCTCGAAGGCGCAGACATCATGCACGATGTACCCGTTGAAGGCCCGATTGGAGAACCCGTCAATGATTAGATTTACCGCACAATCCGTGACACTTGACGCAGCCGCAGGTGACGCACCGCGCACCATCTCCGGCATCGCCGCCCCGTACGGCGTGGAAGCAAACGTGTCAACAGGTCAAACCATCAGGCTCGAAGCAGGTTCGCTACCTACCGATGGCCCTTCCCCACGGCTGTTGCTCGAACATGACAGTTCGGCACAGCCTGTGGGAATGGTCACCGCACGCGAAGACACGCCAGAAGGCATGTTGTTTACCGCCGAAATTGCACGCACACAGGCCGGCAATGATCTTGTTGAACTGTTGAAAATGGGCGCATACGACAGCGTTTCCATCGGCATTGAGGCCACCGACGTTGAGCACGACGGCCGCACCACCATCGTTAAAGCAGCAAACTGGAAAGAACTGTCAGTTGTGTTCGAACCAGCGTTCGCCGCCGCAAAAATCACACAAATCGCCGCATCCGCAGAGGATGAGGAGAGCACCGAAAACCCCGAAACCACTTCCGAGGAGGAAGAACCTATGTCAGAAAACACCCCTGAGGTCGTGGAAGCAGCAGCCGAGCCGACCCCAACCGCACCCATCTATGCTGCGGCAAAGCGCGAAGCACGCCTGCCATCAGCAACCGAATGGATTGCAGCAGCCCTCGAGGGCGGCGACTCATGGCACCGCATGAACGATCTTGTTCGTGCAGCCGCACCTGATGTTGTCACCACCGACACACCAGGCATTCTCCCAACACCAATCGTTGGCCCTGTCTACAATAACTTTGTTGGCAACCGGCCAGTTGTTGACGCAATCGGCGCAAAGGCAATGCCAGGCGGCGGCAAAGTATTCATTCGCCCTGAGGTCACCACGCACACGTCAATGGCCGTACAGTCAGCTGAGAACGCTGCACTTCAGTCAGGCACCTTCGTTGTGTCGTCAAATCAGGTCACGAAGGGCACCTACGGCGGCTATGTCACCATCTCCGAGCAAGACCTCGATTGGACAGACCCAGCCGTCCTCAGCCTTGTGCTCGACGACATGGGCCGCATTTACGCTAACACCACCGACAACGTTGCAGCTGACGCTCTGCTTGCAGGCCAGACGCAAACGCAGGTGTTGACCGACCCAACGTCACCTTCAGAATGGGTAAGCGACATTTACGCCGCCGCCTCAACGATTCTCACGAACTCGAACGGTGGCTACGCAACGCACCTGTTCTTGGCACCGAATATGTGGTCAGCACTTGGCCAGTTGGTGGACTCGACCGGCCGCCCGTTGTTCCCACAGGCAGGCCCAATGAATGCTTACGGCGCAGTTAGCCCTGTTGCAGGAACCGGCAACGCTTTCGGTCTCACCGTTGTTGTTGATCGCAACTTCGCGGCCGACACCGTGATCGTTGGCGACCCATCAGGTTTCGAAATCTTTGAGCAGCAGAAGGGCGCAATCTCGGTTGAGGTTCCATCAACGTTGAGCCGCACCCTCGCATGGCGCGGATACTTCGCAACGCTGATGATTGACCCAACCAAGTTCGTCAGCCTGACCTGATAACCGCTACCTAAACACCAAAAGAGCAGCACCACGCCATGACCACCTTTCAAATCATCCAATCATCACGAGTTGATGGTTATGGCGTGGTGCAAACTCTCGAACCAATCGCAAGCATCCCGCTTGGTTCACCCGTCAACATTGTTGGCAGCAGCCGAGGCCTCGACGGCAACGGTCAGATTGTTTGGTCACTTGTCGATTACGAACTGATCAGAGTAGAAACTGACGGCACACTCGTATTTGATTACGACGTACCACGACCGCAACAAGTCATCTTCCCGAATGCCGGCGCAGACCTGGCATACGGTGTTGATGAGGGCGAGATCCGTTGGGAACCTGAAGCCACTTGGATTACTTCCGATGATGTGACCGAATGGCTAGGAATTTCAGCAGCCACCGCGAACGACACCGCATTTATTGCGACCTGTGTCGCTGCGGCAAACGTTTACTGTTACCGCATACGGCATGAAGCCGGCTATCACGATGACTCTGATGCTGTGCCTGATGCTTCGGTGTCTTTAGGTACCGTCATGTATGCAGCAACGCTGTACCGTGAACGTGGCTCGGTTGATTCGTTCGCATCGTTTGACCAGATGGGCGGCGCTGTACCGTTCGGCACTATGTCACGCATTAAGCAGCTGCTTGGTGTAGGAAGGCCGCAGATCGGTTGAAATGGCTGCTACTGGCATTCTCGCTGCAGCATACGACAACGTATGCACCCGCCTTGCTGACGCTGGCATGGTCGTGGTCAAAGACCCGCGCAACGCTCGTCCAATGTCGGTGTTTGTAGAGGCACCAACCGTTAACGGTTTCAACACCAACATCATTGACGCAACAATCGTGTGCCGCATACTTGCTGGCGGCCCTGCCAACAGCGATGCCCTCGATTACCTTATGACACAAGCCGACATCATCATTGAGAATGTTGCCGGCATTATCGACGCTCGGCCTTCGGCTGCGCTGATCGGTGAACAACAAATCCCCGCATACGACCTAACGGTCAGAGTTTCAACAAGGAGAAACTGAAATGGCAACAACCACCGTGCTCAGCCAACCGGCTTTGCTCATCAACTCTGTTGATTACAGCGACCAATGCACCTCTGCGGTCGTCACAATCAA